CCAACACTGTCAATTGGGACGCCAACACCTTCAAGTGGAGCTCCATCATCTTCAAATATTATTGGTGATGAAATTTTAAATTTATATAAGACAACTAATTTTAATATTGTTCCAATATTAAGAGATTTAAGTGGTAAAACAATATATATTTCGCCAAATAAAACATTAATCAATAATGTTGGTGGTAATCTTACTGATGATGAAATTATTAGGGGGATTGTGGATGAAGTAATAATTGAATATTACGGGAAAAATTTTTCTGACCCTAGAGCGGCATTACAAAAACATCTTGTGGTTAATTATGTAAAATTACCAAACCCTAGTTATTCTAACATTCCAACAACAAAACAATCTGAATCTAATTTGGCATTTAAAAAATCAATGGATGAATATTTAGATAAATCAATAACATTTCATGATGATATAATTAACGAAATCTCATCAATTATTAATAAAAAATTAGATACGGTAAATATTGAACCATTAATAACGAAAAATTCTACAATTCAAGGAACACAAAATAAATACGAAATGTATGATAGTTTTAAAGCTATAAATGATAAGTGGATTTCAGGTAATGATTTTAAAAATAAAACATTGTTTGAAGATGTATTATTGATTGATAGAGCCAGTAAAAATGTTGGGGATAACGTTATTGTTGATATTTTTAAAATAAAAGATAATTATTTGACAAAAATAAACCCTGATAATAGTTTATTAACTATAGTTAAAAGTATTATTGAGACTTCTAATTTTGTTATAATGAATTTACCATCATATGTTAATTTTTATAATGTACAAGATGTTATAAAAAACCCAATACCAAAAACTGAAGGTACTTTAGAGTTTGGTAATACGTTATTTGGGACTTTTACAAATGTTGATTATAGACAATCATCATCAAAAATGGTTTGTTTTTATGGTGGTAAAGCTAGTGAACATTTAAAGACAGGTAACAATAGTTCTATTAGATTTAAAGATGATTCGTTTGATATGAGAAGAGCTAGCGACAATCCTTTATCTGAAAACCAACAAAATAAAGTTGACTGGGCTCTCTCAAACAAAGTTGTCGCATTTAATGTGGAATTTGGCCCACAAAATCAATCAATTTTTAATGGGTTTACAGTAGCTCAAGACGCTAAATTAGAAACTGCTGAATCATTAAAAATGTTGTATGATACGAGAAATCAAGGTTCTGGTAGAGGTGCGTCGTCACAAAGTGTTGGATTATATAATTTGTATAAAACTAGGTCTTATAAATGTAGTGTTAATATGTTAGGTAATGCTATGATTCAACCAACAATGTATTTTAATCTTCGACACGTTCCAATGTTTTCAGGACCATATATGATAACTAGCGTTAATCATACAATATCTCCAGGTAAATTTGACACTTCTTTTGAAGGTGTAAGACAACCTGTTGCTAGTTTACCATTACCAACTGATTATTTAGCAACATTAAAACAATCTTTAATTACTAAATCTGAACAACTTATAAAACAAAATGCGTTGGCTGGTAAATTAAATAGTAGTAATGTTAAAAATAATAGTTCTTATACGGTATCAAAAGCGACTAAGGGGTTGTCCGTTGCAGAGAACGTTGTGGATTGTAATGAAAGTTTATATGTTAGATACGAAAAATACTCTCAATTAGATGGTGGTGATAAAGTAAAAACAAATTATAATTTTAAAGAAATTAAAACTATGATAATTTCTATAGTAAATATTGCAGCATTGTCAACTAGAGAAAAAAAGATATTAGAACAAATTATATTTTGTTCTTTTTATTTAACATCAGGTAATAAAACCGGATTTTCAGCAACAAATAATAATCTTGCCGCTATTGATTTAACAAGTGATTGGGCGCAACCTTCAGATTTCTTCAATAAAAATAGTTATGTGTGTTTAACAAATGCTACCGATATTGTTAAACCATATGCCGTATTTGATAATGTAAATAACGCCATCTCTTTTTTAGTTAATAGATGGAGCGTACGATTATTTCAATTAAATTTAAATGAAAAATTACAATTAAAATCTGAAGAAGCTTTAAAGTTTTGGATAATTAATATAGAGAGCGATTTTAATGTTGGTCAGGAAAATTATAATAATATTAATATTGAAGAAAAAACAATTATGGAACAAAGAATTAGTGAAGGTATAAATCTTTTCAGTGCCACAAAAACGTAAAGTGGTTCTTTAATTATTACTCCAACAATAATGACTTCAATAACACTTTTTTAAAAGTCGCAATATTTATAATAAAAAAAGTTATGGATGTAAAATTAATTTTGGACAGTTATTTAGGTAAAAGTGCTCGTACCACTGAAAAAGATGCTGGTAATGGATATAAAGAAGTATGTGATTTAGACACTGGAGATTGTTATACCATTAGAATGAAAGATGGTTTAATTGAAAGAGTTGACAACACTATGAAACAAAATAAAAAAATTCAAGTTGAAACTTTGCAAGGGGTTAAACAACTTTTAAACGGATAACAAAATGAAAATAGACATAAAAATTTTAGAAGAATTAAAAAGGTATAACAGTATTAATAGTTATATTAGTGAGCAAGATGCGGCATTACCCCCAAATCCGGGAGCTCCCGCTCCAACAGGTGAGGAATTACCGTTATTGCCACCAGCTCCAGAAACGCCAACTGGTGCGGCTTCAACACCCCCAGTTCCTGTGGATGTTAAAAACGACCCAGATGTTGAAAAACTTGATGGTGATTCAGATAAAAAAGAAGAACTTGACATTACGGACTTAGTTAAGTCACAAAAAAATGTTGAAGAAAAACAAGAAGAGTATTTTCAAAATTTATTTAGTCAGTTAACTAACTTAGAAAGTAAATTATCTGATATGGATACTATTGTTAATAAACTTAACAGTTTAGAAGCAAAAATTGAAAAATATAGAATTAAAACACCTGAAGAAAAAATACAATTAAGAACATTAGATTCTGGACCATATAATCAAAAACTTAGCGACTTTTTTGAAGACAAACAAGAAGATTTTGAAAAATCTGGGAAGGACCAATATATTCTAACTCAAGACGAAGTTGAAAATTATCAACCAAGTGAAATCAAAAAAAGTTTTAGAAACTTTCAAAACAACGAACCAACTAACAAAAATTAATAATAAAACGACCTTAGGGTCGTTTTTAATTTAAATGGTAATTGACATAATGTGTTTTATTGACTATATTTTATTTGAAACAAATTAATAATATATACACATGTCAACAAAAAGCACATTAGATTCAGTTTTGGCTCAGTATGAGACCTCAAAACAAAGCGGTACATCTTCCACTTTTAAAATGTCACAAGATGAGAGAATGAAAAAATATTTCGCGGCTATCTTAAAAGATAATGAAAAACAAGGTCAGCGTAAATTAAGAATTTTACCAACAAACGATGGAAGTTCACCATTTAAAGAAGTTTGGTTTCATGAGATTTTATTAGATGGTAAATGGCAAAAATTTTATGACCCAGGAAAAAATGATAACGAACGTTCTCCTTTAACTGAAGTTTATGAAGAACTTATGTCAACTGGTAAAGAGTCTGATAAAGAATTAGCGAAACAATACAAAGCTCGCAAATTTTATATCGTTAAACTTATTGACCGTGATAATGAAGATGATGGAGTTAAATTTTGGAGATTTAAACACAATTATAAAAATGAAGGTGTTTTAGATAAAATTATTCCTATTTGGAGAGCAAAAGGTGATATTACTGACGCTGAAAATGGTAGAGATATTATCCTTGAATTAGCAAAAGCAAAAACTCCAAAAGGTGCAACATATACTGTTATTCAAACTATTATGCATGATGACCCAACTCCATTACATAAAAGTAAAGATATTTCTAGTGGTTGGATTACCGATGAATTAGGTTGGGACGATGTTTACTCTAAAAAACCTGTTGAATATCTTGAATCAATTGCGAGAGGTGAAACTCCACGTTGGGATTCTGACGCAGGGAAATACGCTTATAGCAATACAACAGAAAGTACTGTTTCCATGGGTGGAAAATCTTTAACAACAAACAAAGACCCACAATCTGATTCAGAACCAGATTCAGAAATGCCGTTTTAATTAAGTAAGCGTGGATTAAATTAATTATATTCCACGCTTTTTTTTATGTAAATTTTTAATTTTAATTATGAAAACAGGACAAAAAATATCACAAATGATTTATGAATCACTTGTAAAAAAATATGAAGCTCAAATTAGTGAGGCTGAAACAACATTACTTATTTATTTTACAAATCCGGTTGGTATTGGTGAACACCCACAACATTTAGAAGAAATGGATAAATTTGTTGAAAAATTAGCAAACGCTAAAGACAAACTTGAAGCAATTAACCATTTTAATAAATATATTAACCATGGCAATTAAGAAAAAAGACAATTCTCTTTCAAATATAAAAGAGAAATTTTCAACAAAAACAAAATACAAACCCGAAAGTTTTTATAATTGTGGTGACGCATTTATGGATGCTTGTGGTTTACCTGGTCCTGTAATGGGGAGTATTAATATGTTCTTAGGACATTCAAATACTTCAAAATCAACGGCAATGATATTGGCGGCGGTTGATGCTCAAAAAAAGGGTCACTTACCGGTGTTTATTATAACGGAAAAAAAATGGTCCTGGTTTCACGCGGTTGAATTAGGTTTACAAGCAGAACAGAATGAGAATGGTGAGTGGGATGGACATTTCATCTTTAATGATAGTTTTGATGTTATTGAACAGGCCACTGACTTTATCAACAATGTTTTAGATGCTCAAGAAAAAGGTGACGTACCGTATAATTTACTATTCCTATGGGACTCAATTGGTAGTATTCCGTGTCAAATGACTTTTGAGGGAAAAGGTGGGTCTATGCACTCGGCAAGGGTGTTGGCAGATAAAGTAGGTATGGGGGTTCATTCTAGAATTTCAAAATCTAAAAAAGAAGATTATCCGTATTATAATACAATAGTTTTTTTGAACCAACCTTGGGTTCTTTTACCTGATAACCCCTTTGGTCAACCGGAAATTAAGAGTAAAGGTGGTGAAGCGATATGGTTAGCTAGTAGTTTGGTATTTTTATTTGGTAATCAAAAAAAGGCGGGTATAAACCATATTACGGCGACTAAAAATGGAAGGACTATTTCATATGCGACTAGAACAAAAATTTCTATATTAAAAAATCACGTAAACGGAATACAATATAAGGATAGTAAAATTATTGTGGTCCCTCAAGGATATATTGCAGATACAAAAGAGTCGTTAGATAAATATAAAAAAGAGTATTCCGGGTATTGGAATGCCATACTTAGTGGTACGGGGGAGATTACACTTGAGGAATCAGAAACAGAAAGTTTTGAAGAAGAATAAAAAAAATTGATACTATTACTACTTTTAAGTATTTTTAAAGTATTTATATAATATGGGAAGACATAAGATTGATGAAGATAAAAAAAAGGTAAAGGTTTCGGTCGCGATTGACCCCGAATTACCTCAACACTTCAAAAATAAATCTATAAATTTATCTTCCCTTGTTAATAAATTATTAAAAGAATATATTAAAAATGGAAACTAAAGTTTGTTCTAAATGTAAAGAAGAAAAAAAAAATTGTGAATTTGGTAATTCAAAATCTTCTGACGATGGATTACTATATTGTTGTAAAAAATGTAATAATGAACGAAGTAAAATTTATCGTAATGAAAATTATCAAAAAACATTAGAACAACATAGAAAATGGACGGCAAAAAATCCTGAATGGGTTTACAATCGTTACAAAAAATGGAGAAAAGGAAACCCAGATAAAGTTAAAGAGTTAAGAAAAAATTGGTTAGATAAAAATCCGGAAAAAAGAAAAGAATATCGAGAAAATTATAAACCAAGAAAACACGAACGAAGAAAAGAAAGGAGTGATAATGACCCTGTTTTTAATTTAGTTAATAGAATGAGAAGTAGATTAAGAAAATACTTAATTACTCATAATATTACCAAAAAAAACAAAACTTTTGATATTGTAGGTTGTACCCCCCAATTTCTAAAAGAATATTTAGAAACCCAATTTACTAATGGTATGAGTTGGGATAACAGGAGTGAGTGGCATATTGC